CACGCCACGAACAACGGGCGTAGGCGAATTCCAGCCCCCCGCCTCTGCCCATGCAGGGCTGCGCCCAGATCGCTGCCGTGTCCCCTGCTCCATGGTCCCCTGTTGTCCCTGGCCGCTGCCCCCGACTTCCTCGCGTCCTGCGCGGTTGGGGTCGGCAACATCCCCGCTCGGGCCATGTGGCCCAGAGAGGGGCCACCCTGTCGCCGCTGGTCTTGAATCTTCGTCCCGTCGCGGGCTGTGGGAGTGGGGAGCATCGCTCCGAGCAATGTCGGGTTGCCCCGCTTGTAGCGAAGGCTCGCCCTGCTCCCATCCGCCGCAGCGGGCGTAGGCAAGAACCCAGAGCCGCCTTCTGCGGTGGGGCGCTCCAACGGCGCTCGCGGGAAGCACGCCCCATTCCGCATCGAACCCGAGCTCGGAAAGCTCTCCGAGTAACCCTCCAAGGCCATCCCAGGCAGCGAATTCTGGGACATTCTCCATGAAGACGTAGCGGGGTCCCACTTCGCGCACGACCCGAGCAAGCTCTCGCCCGAGGTGGCGCTCGTCTGCAGCCCCGAGCTTCTTGCCCGCCCCGCTCCAAGGCTGGCAAGGGATCCCAGCGCAGATGAGATCGACGTGCCCGGCAAGAGGCCGGGCGTCCAGGTCGGCGATGTCTCCAACCCAGACAGGCGCAGGATCCAGGGCCGCTTCTTCCATCCTCGCCAGGAGGCAGGTCGCTGCGTAGGCGTCCCGCTCAACACAACCCACCAACCGCCCTCTGGCTCCCATGCGGGCGAGGGCGCGGCAGACTCCGAGCTCGAGCCCTCCGATACCGGAGCAGAGGGAGAGGATGTTCCAGGGAGCAGCCACATCAGCCCCCATCCTCCAGAATCCGCCGCGCGTTGGCCTGGTAGCTTCCGGCGTCGTCATCTAGGGCCCCCTTGCGCTTGCTCTTGCCGGCGTTGCCGAGGTTCTTGGGCGCGAGGAGTCCTGGCCCGGGGATCTTCCCCGTGTGGATCTCGTCCCAGCAGACCTGCTCGTTGGCGGCCATGTCGAAGTAGGTGATGGGCGTGCTCATACGCGAAAGGGCCGCGCCCCCGAAGAGACGCGGCCCCCTGCTAAGGAGATGACACGGGTTACGCACCCGAGCTCGGGCCGCGAGCGCGGAGGCTCGCGGTGTAAGGGCGCGGCCCGCGCCCCGCGTCGCTGGAAACGAGGGACTGAGGAAGTGGATGCGGGCCGCGCTGGGATGGAAAAGAGGCTCAGAGGGATCGTGGCACGGGGAGGGGCTGCGCGCAAGCCTGCTGCACGGGTTTTCTGGGAGCGGCCCCGGGGCGGCCGGATGGCCCCGCCGTGCCGCGGAGCTGGCGGTGGCAGTACCCCGGGGCCAGGAGAATTCTCCGCAATAGTCTTGCGCGGCGCAAGGGGGGGCGCTAGAAAGAGCTGACATCCCTGGTGACGGCCAGGTCAAGTGCTGGTGCCTCGACCACGACCCTTGGACGACGAGCTGGAGTGTGAGCCATGACTGAGATGCAAGGACTCAAGCGCCTCGCCGCGATCCGGCGTTACTGCGACTACATCGAGCGGCACCTTGGGAACGTCGATGCGGCATGGAAGCTCCTCCAGGAGCCGTGCCGTGATATGCGGTTCATCTACGACGACTATGTGCACGGCAGTATCGAGGCGTGCGTCGCGGCCCACGACTTGAGCAAGTTCTCTCCTGAGGAGTTCATCCAGTACCAGCGGGCGTTCTTCCCAGCGGAGGGCGAGGAGAAGCAAGAGCTTGGTGACGCTTGGGAACACCACCAGAAGGAGAACCCCCACCACTGGCAGAACTGGACGGTGCAGGACTTCTACAACCCGTACGAGGCGGAGGTCCATTGCGTCTGCATGGTCATCGACTGGATGGCGATGGCGATAGGGCTTGGCGGGTCAGCCGAGCAGTACTACGAAGACAACAAGGGCACGATCGACCTGCCTGAGTGGGCGGTGTCATTGATCCGCGACATCTTCGACCGGATCAGGGAGTCAGCGACGGACGCGATGCTGCGGGAGTGCGGCAAGGGGGTGGGGGATGGCTGAGTTCTATTTTGTGTGGGATGACAACACTGGCTTCGATCTCTACGGCAGCGAGGAGGAGGCCCGTAAGGTTGCCCAGGAGACGCTCGACGAGTACACAGCAGAAGCTGGCGATGGCTGGGCCGAGGAAGCGACCAACCTCTGTTGGGGCAAGCTCGTGGGCAGGGTCGTAGAGACCAAGCGCATGTCTTGGGAGGACCACCTCCGAGAGCAAGGCGTCGAGGTCGAAGAAGGCGAACAGCACCCCTTCGACGAATACATCGAGTACGAACTGCGCGAGGAGCCTAGCGATGGGTAGGCGGCGCAAGAGACCCGCCAAGCTGGAGCGGCTGGATGTACCGAACCCCGAGAAGATCCGCAGGCTTGCTCTCGACCGAACAGACTGGACGCGCAGAGCCCTTCTCGGGAAGGACCGCCCCTTCGAGGCTCTGTGCGTCGATGCCTACGTGCAGGGATTCACAGACGCCGTGCAGGTGATGGAGGGTAGGGATGGGTAGCTTCAAAGAGTGGTGGAATCACCCGGACACACGACGCCTCCACGGCATGTTCGGAAACCGGCAGGCCGCACAAGAGGCGTGGGAAGCCGCTGGGAGGATGAGGCCCGCGATCCTTGCAATGACCGAGGAGTGGAAGGCGCTAGAAGCGGAGCGCGACAAGACCCTCGCCCGCGTGGCTGCGCTAGAGCACCACAACGCCGAACTCAAAAAGTGCATTGAGGCGGGGCAACGAGCCCATCTCGACGATCGTGGTCGCGCTGATTGGCTGGCGCGCGATCGAGACAAGGCCCTCGCCCGGGTGGTGGGGCTGGGCCTGGAAAACGAGAACCTCACCCTCAAGGCTCAGGGTGCCGTGGAGGAGATGGAAGAGATCGCAGACGAACGGGACGCCTACGGCCGCGCGATCTGCGAGTGGGCCGCGGAAGTGGGCTGGACTGCGTCTACTTACGCGAAGCAGCCCCACGTCAAGGCCCTCCTAGATATCGCCCGCGACTTGGAGGGGGGTGGGTGATGGTGGCAAAGCCCGGAGACATCATGGAGCAGGCGAAGAAGCTCGGCATGGACACGGCCAACGAGCTGATGAAGATTCAGATTGCGGAGGCCAAGATCAAGGTGCTGATCTTGAGCACGAAGCAGCGACTCTGGCAGGCTCTGGTGTGGCTGCTCTGCGTCTCTACGGTCAGCGTTTTCCTGCTGACGGTCGCGGCTCTTCTGGCCAACCTCCCATGAGTAAGAACATCCCCAAGCCCCGCTTCAAGCTGGGCACCGATCCACACAACTGGAAGGTCATCCGCGGCCACTGGTCGCCGAAACAGGGCGACTACGTCTGGACCCCGGAGTCCTACCATTCGAGCCTCCCGCACGCCCTGCGCTTCCTTCACGACCGGCTCCTGCGGGACGGCTATACGCCGGAGGGCCTAGAGGCCCTAGCGGCCAAGGTCGAGGCGTCGTACGATCGGCTCAAGGCGTACGCCGAAGAGCTCATGGAAAACCGAGAGGCTGAACTGGAGCCGTGAGATGAACAGAGCCGCGAAGGCGACGATCGGGACGGCGGCCGTGGTAGCAGCCCTGGCCGCGGCCATGGCGCCGGAGAACCAGCCAGTGCGCTACCGCTTGACCGAAAGCAGCGGTGTGCTGCATGGGGAAGAGGCGCCGTACCAGGCGGGAGACGTTGACCTGATGAAGCTCAACGTGCGCCCGAACATGCCGAAGCGACCATGGATGCGGCATCTCCCCGTCGTCCCGGGGAGCCCCACGCGAGGCCAGGCCGAGAACTTCACCGGCCTGCGCGAGGATGGCTCCAAGGTGCGCCTGGAGTTCATGGGCGCCATGCCCATGGAGCCGGGCGAGACGCTGGAGGAGGCCCGTAAGCGGTTCTGGGGCGACCGCTACGAGGCCCTCTTCCCGTCCCCGGATCCAGATTGATCACGAGGCAGGACCCCCAGGTCCACAGCGCGAGCAACGAGATCGGCGGCGAGCGGGTCGTCATCATAATCCTTCAACACAAGGGCCATGTCGAGCAACAGGCTGTGGCGAAGATCCCGCTCGCCGTCTCCTTTTCCAACGGCTGCGTCTAGCCGGCGAAGGGCACGCTCGCGGTGCCGGCGACACCCCGCCCGCAGTACATCTTGCGCGGCGCGGATCAGCTCGGAGGACATGCTTGCAAGCCCGTTGCTTGAAGTCTACCGTTGATGTGATGCCGGGCGCCAGGAAGTCCACCGTGAAGGCGCGGGCCGACCAGGTCCGGACGCATCTAGCTGAGGCTGGCGAGCGCGGCCTGTCGGTCGAGCAGCTCGCGCGGATCCTGGGCTGCAGCCAGAAACAGGCCAGGGCGGCCCTAGACGCGCTATGGCGGGACTTCCGCTGCTGGCGAAGGTTCTGCTGGAAGCGCGGCTGCTACGTCTTCCTGGAGCCCGAGAACCCCAAGGAACAAGGATGAAGATCGTCAGCTTCTTTACCCCCGGAGAGCTCTACACGCAGCACGAGAGAGAGCTTCGAGCTACCGTCGATGAGTTCGCTCCGCTGGCCCTCTACCGGACGAGCCCCGTCATGGACCTGGGGAGCTGGGAGCAGAACTGCGCCCTCAAGCCAGGCATCATTCGGCGCGAGCTGGCGACGCTGCAAGACGGCGACCGCCTGCTCTACCTGGACGTGGACGCGCGCATCAGGGCGCCCATTGACGAGCTCGCCACACACCCGGGCCCCTTCGACGTCGGGCTCCACGTCACCAAGCGCCATAGCGCGCAGCCGGTCACGCTTTCGGGGACCCTGCTCTTCGCCAACACGAGGGGCGCCGAGCAGCTCGTAGAGCACTGGCTACACCGCTGCGAGGAGCGCCCAGATGTCTGGGACCAGATCCACCTGGCCGCCGCCATCGGGGACATGGCTGGGATCCGGGTCTGGGACTTCGGGCCGGAGTATGTTTACATCTTCGACACCTTCAAGAAGCGCTACCCGAAGGCGACGCCGATCATCGAGCACCTGCAGGCCTCGCGCAGTGGGAGAAAGGCCAAGGCCAGGTGACGAAGCACAGGGAGTACGCCTGTAACAAGCTGGCGGCCTACCCGGACCTCGTTCGCGAGCTCCAGGTGAGGCGCGCGCCGAAGAACCGGCTCATCAGCGTCCACCTGATGCCGCAGAACCGATGCAACCAGCACTGCGAGTTCTGCAGCTACCGGATGCCCAACAACCGCAACGCCGACGTCTTCGATCCGGGCGAGAGCCTCTCCTGGGGGGCCATGAAGGAGCTCCTGGCGGACTTCCGTGCGCTGGGCGTTCGGGGCGTGGAGGTCACGGGCGGCGGCGAGCCCCTCGCCTATCCTCACACCGACAAGCTCTGGCGGGAGTTCGCGAAGCACGGCTTTGCCACGGCGCTCGTCACCAACGGGACACCGTTGCGCGACCGAGCGCCCATCATCTGCTCCACCAACCTGAAGTGGGCCCGCGTTTCCATCGACTGCTCCAAGCTAGAGACCTACGTGCGGATGCGCATGGCTCCAGAGGGGCACTTCAAGCTGGCCTGGGACGCTGTGGCGCAGCTGCGCGAGCACGCGCCCAAGGACCCCGAGTTCCGCCTCGGCGTCGGGTTCGTGCTCTGCAACGAGAACATGGGCGAGGTCTACGACTTCGTTGCGCGGGCCAAGGACTCCGGCGCGGACAACGTGCGGCTCTCCGTCACCTACCCCGGCGATGGCGACTACCACTTCCAGGACTTCGATGCCCTTGGCGGGGAGATCCGCGACGCTGAGCGCGCCGAGGAGGACTTCGCTGATGAGAACTTCGCCGTCCACAACCTGATGGCCCAGCGCTGGCGGGAGGTGGTGAGCGACACGCAACTCTACCGGCGCTGCGTCACCCAGGAGATCCTCTGCGTCGTGGAGGGCTCTGGCCACGTCTACACCTGCTGCACGTTCACGGGCTCCAAGAAGGGCGATCAGGGCGTCTTCTGGCAGCACCCGGAGGGCTTCCTCGGCCTCTGGCGCGACAAGGCGCTGTGGCGGTCGATCTTGAACCCGATGAAGTACTGCCAGAACGCCTGCCTCTACGAGTCGCGCAACCGAGAGATGCTGGCGATGCTGGCGAAGGATGCTGGGCCGTTGCCGTGTAGCAAGGGCATGATCCACACGGAGTTCATCTGATGGCGACGTGGGTCTGGGACGCAGCGTGGGAGGTCGTCGGGGAGGACGATGTCGTCCTAGACCTCGGCTGCGGCATTCTGCAGTGGTCCGATGGAACCCCGCTCACGGCCCGCTACCTGGCAGTAGACGCCTTCCCTGCGTACCTAGACCACATCTCGGCGGATGTTTGCACGGCCCGTATGCGCCTCCCGCGCTGCGCTGCCCTTTTCGCGGACGGCTCCTATGACGTGGTTTTGCTGATCGACATCATCGAGCACCTGGAGAAGAAAGACGGCGACGTGCTACTTGCGCACGCCGAGCGGATTGCGCGGAGGGCCGTCTTTGTGGTCACGCCGGACGGGTTCTCTGAGCAGGACGGGTGGGACGCTTGGGGCCTGGGCCACAACGAGCTTCAGGCGCACGTTTGCGGGTGGTCAGAGCGGGAGCTGGCGAATAGGGGCTACAACCTGACGTGCCGCGTGAAACAGAGCGGCGGCCCGGTGATGGCGCTGGTCAAGGAGTTCTGATGGCGAAGATTGCTGCGATCATGCCGACCTTCAACCAGGTTCGGTACATCACGCAGGCGATCGACTCGGTCCTTCCCTTGGTGGACCGCTTGATCATCGTGGACGACGGATCCAACGACGGCACGCGGGAGTACCTAGAGGGCATCCAATGCGGCGAGTGGGATCTGGTCTGCATGGACAAGAACGGCGGCACCGCCGAGGCCATCAATGCCGGCTACTCCATTCTGGAGGAGGAGGAGTGGGTCACCTGGGTGAGCTCCGACAACGTCACCCAGCACACCTGGCGCGAGTGGATAGAGGAGTGGCTCCACGTTGAGGACATTGGCGTTGTCTACACCGGCTTCATTCGCTGCAACCCGCAGCTCAAGCCGATGCAGTCCATCTTCCATCCGCACGAGCCCGAGAAGCTGATCAGCACGGAGAACTGCTACTATGGCCCATCCTTCGTGATCGCGCGGCGCGTGTGGGATGCCGTTGGCGGCCACCGGGGGCGCATCTCGCACGACTACGATCACTGGCTGCGCGTCGAGGAGGAGTGCTGGCGGCAGGGGCTGAGGATCAAGGACGTCAACGAGCCGGGTGTGCTCTACCGCGTCCACAAGGAGCGCGTGACCGTGACGCGGCGAGCCGAGTACGATGCTCCCCGGTGGCAACAAGAGGCCCTCCAGCGAAGGAGACAGGCGTGAGCCAAGACGTTGTAATCCTGTGCGCCCAAGAGAGGCTCCCGGATAGACATCCGTGCCGGCGCGGGTATCGGCGACAATACCTGGACCCGATCAATGAGATCGCAGCGTCTGTGCCGTCGCCGAGGGCGATCGAGCTCGCGCAGAAGGACCTCCCTGGGGTGGTGGTCGGCTACCGCTTCGGCGACAGGGAGGTGCGGGCGCAGGTGTGCTACTCCGACTACCCGGACGAGCCGCTTCTTGGGGCGCCCCATGTGGACCTCGTGCTCAAAATGAAGTACTCGCGGCTCCACACCGACCTCTATGAGGGGCATTCCGTCCCCGTGTTCCCAGGCGGCTTTCTGGGCGGCCCTCAGCGCGGCGAGGCGCTGGCTGAGGGGCGGCGGTGGTATCAGAAGAACCTGCAGGGCCTGCGCGAGATCGGCGACGGCATCGCCGCGAGCAGTCCCAGGCCGTACCAGAAGCAGCTCGTAGTCAATGGATGCCTAGATGGCGGCAAGGCTCGGGGCGGGTTTGGCGTGCTCGGGCCGCTGGAGTCAGGCGAGCTCGGGCGCATTCCCTTCCGGGATCACATGCAGAACGTCGCAGGGGCGGAGTTCTGCCTGAACATCTGCGGCAACGGCAACCTGATCGACCGCAAGGTGGTGGACTACTGCGGGATCGGGGCCGCCATCGTCAGCACCCGCGGGCTTCTGGATTGGGAGGGGCCGCATGGCGAGCGCTTCCGCGACACGCGGAACGTATGGATCCTCAACTCGCACGAGGATCTCGGGGACCTTCTTCAGGGCGGCATGGACCCGGTGATCCGGGATAGGCTCGTCCAGGGTTCTCGGCGGATGTATGACCGTTGCTTCGCGCCCGAGGCTCTCGCTGCCTGGTGGCAACGGTGCGCACGGGAGGTGGCATGTGCGTGAGGACCCCGTCTTGATCATCGGCGCGCCGCGCAGCGGCACGTCGGTCACAGCTGCAATCCTGCAGCGCTGCGGGCTCTGGCTGGGCGAGACCGGCCGGGGCAACCGGGACAACCCTAAGGGCTTCTTCGAGAACAAGAGGATCCGGCAGAAGAACAAGGCGGTCCTGCACGCGGGGGGCTACGACGCCGCGGGGGTCCAGCCGTTGCCACCATGGAACTGGATCGGGAACACAGCCCACCTGCGCGAGACCGTGCTGATCGAGCTCGGCTTCCAGGGGGTCAAGCCGGATCAGCCTTGGGGCTTCAAGGACCCGAAGCTCTTGCTTACGTGGGCGACATGGTTGTCCGCCTGGCCCAAGGCGCGTATCGTTCTGGTAAGGAGAGATCGCGAGAGCGTGGTGCGCTCCTGCGCCCGAGCTTCCTTCTACAGCGGCTGGGCGCGCCGCGGGATGGAGTGGAACGCCTGGGTGGCTGACCAGGAGCGTAGGATCGAGCTGATCAAGAGGACGAGCCCCTACGTGGCCGAGCTCTGGCCTGGTCGCCTGGCCCTCGCGGACGGCTGGCACGCCTTCAGGGACGCCGTAGAGGCCCTCGGGCTAGAATGGAAGCTGGGCGCCCAGGACACCTTCGACGCTGAGATTTGGAACAGGTGACGCACATCTGCCTGCCGGGCCCGAGCTTCGAGTGGCCGAGCCCCAGGCCCGAGGACCGCGTGATCGGGGTCAACGTGGCGATCGCCAAGATGGAGCGCTGTGACGTCTTCGTGGCGCTGGGGCGGCCCACCGACCGGGTTCTGGCTAGCATCCTGGGCCATCTCTTCCTGATGAACCCCCTGATCGTGTCCATGGGCGAGGCCGCCGCCGCGTGGCGCAAGGCGGACTATAGCGTCAAGGACTGGCCCCAGATGACGCCTGGGTGGCTGGAGCGGGCATACTCAGGGCAGCACTTCAGCATGTTCACGGCGATCTCCTACGCCGCCAGCACGTCGGACGGCCCCATCAAGCTCTGGGGCTGCGACCTGGAGGGAGATCGCTACTGCACTGGCCAGAGCCCTCACGGGAGCCATTGGCTGGAGCGTAGACGCTGGCCCGCTGAGTTCCGTAACCTCAAGCGCATCCATGCAGCCGCTCTTGCGAACCAGGTGGATCTCCGAATCCACGGCCGTGTGGCACATCGCCTGCCCGGGGCCTAGCCTCGACTTCGAGCGCATTCCCGACGATGGGAACCCCCTGATCTGCGTCAATGCGGCCCTCAAGGCTGCGCCGCGCTGCGACTTCTGGGTCTGCTGGGACTCCCCCAACAAGATCCACGAGCAGGCCTTCCCGCGGGCGCGCGAGCTCCAGCCTATTCTCGTTTGCGGAACGTATGGCGCGCGAGACAACTGGGTGACGGTCATGCGGGAGTCGTGTCTTTGGCCCTGGGCTACCTGGCTCGACATGGTCGTCAACCCCAAGCCCTGGGGGCCTCCCTGGTATATGGAGGCGACCAAGGGGCCCGCATTCTCGACATTCAGCGCGATGGGCTGGGCCCTCAAGCGCGGCGCCACGGACCTTCGGCTCTACGGCGCCGACATGAGCGGGATGGGCTACTACGATGACCGGGTCACCAGGCTCAAGGCGGCCCAGAAGCCCAATGCGCGCTGGGGGAAGCGCTGGAAGGCTGAGTCCCAGATGTACGAGGGGGCCCGCAGAGAGGGCCTCAGGCGCAAGGTCAGGATCGTTCGGTCTCTGCCTGACGGTCGTTGGGACGAGTTATCCGATCGGTAGAGACCCGCTGGGCGCATTCGCGGATGTAGGTCGCTAGGGGCATCGACTTCGGCTTGGCAGCCGCCCAGAAGGCGATCTCCGATCGCCGCACGCGGATAGAGAGAACCTCACGGGGGTCGGGCCTCTTCCACCGCGACGTAATACGGAACTTGGCCATCTAGCCCTCCGGGGTTACCCGTCGTGCGTGCGTGCTGCTGATAGTAACGGGCGTCCAAGCGAACAGCAACGGAGCTTCGAGCAGCCTACCGTAGAAGAGGGCTCTGCGGGCTGGCTGGGCCAGATGCTGGATCAAGGGGCCCACTACGCGGGCCTTGAGCGGGTTTCTAGCCCCTTCACGGAGGGCGGGTGGGTTCATGCGGCCCTGAAGGCCATCGGCGCGGCGGTGCGCCAGTGCCCCATGGGCTTCTACCGGGAAGACCCCCGGGAGGACTCCAAGGCCACGAAGGTCGACGACAACCACCCGCTCCATCAGCTCTTCCGGCGCCCGAACCCCTACATGACGGGGGCCAAGTTCTGGGAGGCCGGCGTCTACCACCGCAAGCTGGACGGGGAAGACATCTGGTTCATGTATGACCGGAGTAAGCACCCGGTCAGGCTGACGGGGGGCAACGGCGGGCCCTACATCGACTACCCTGCCCTGATCACGCCAGCCCGCGGCTCGCATGTGGAGCTGAAGAGGGACAAGTACGGCTTCCCGGCCTGGTGGATCCTGCGGCCAACCGGGAAGAGCGGCGGCATCCGCATGAAGCCGCACCAGGCTCTGCAGTTCTCGGACTACGACCCCGACGTCCCGCTGCGTGGGCTGGGGGACGTTCAGGTCTTGATGCGGGATCTGGGCTTGGAGATGGGAGCCTACCGCTACCTGGCGGCGATGCTCCTGCACTCCGGCGACCCGGGTGGGGTGATCACCACCGAGAACGAGATGTCCGCGGACGAGGAGGAGCGGGCGGCCAACGAGGCCAGCGAGCGCTTCTCCCTCCCCAACGCCGGTCGCTGGCAGGTGGTCTCGGGCAAGGACATCAGGTACACGCCCAACAAGTTCGGCCCGAAGGACATGCAGTTCCAGGAGATGCTGGGGTGGGTGCTGAACCGCACCTCGGCGATCTTGGGCGTGCCGAAGGAAGTCCTTGGGATGCTGGAGGAGGCCAGCTACTCCAATTTCCAGACCGCGGTCCGGCAGTTTTGGCTGGGTGGGAACGGCGTTCTCGCCTACATGGCCTCGGTCGAGGACGTGATCAACACGCTCTTCCTGCCGCACCTGAAGGACAAGGAGGCGCGGACTCTGGTGGCGCGCTTTGATCTGTCCGCGGTAGAGGCGCTGCGAGACGACCGCATCGACAAGCTGGAGGCGGCGCTCAAGCTCGCGCAGGGCAACGCTGGGCTCTCCTTCGACGACGCGGCCCTCATGGTTGGCTTGGATCCTGACCACACGCGGAGCGAGTACGGGTCGATCGCCTGGATGCCGCCCAACATCACCACCGCAGAGGCCGCCAAGGAGAAAGCCGACAACCCGCCCGATCCCGGCCTTGGCCAGGACAACCCGCCCAACCCAGACAACGACTCCGGCGGCGATCCCCCGTTCCCGGGCTCCGCGGAAGGCGAAACGGAGGGCGAGGACCAAGCACGGGCGGCCCCGTCCACCAGGAACAGGGGTGACGCCGCGAACGCCACCCCTCCGGGGTCGCCTCCTCTCACCGCCGCGCAGCTCGCGCGACGGGAGTACTTCGCGGGCTACGAGGAGCGAATCCTCTTGATAGGCGAGAAGGCCGTCAAACGGGCGGCCATGAGCTTCCTGCGGAAGTACGAGCTCGCGCAGGCCAAGCGCATCAAGGACTTCGCCGAGGGGCGGATGCCGGAGGCGGCAGCTGAGCCCAGCGTGAAGGTGGGCGAGGGCAGCCCGATCAGCACCATCGACATCGCGGCGGATCCTAACACGCTGAACATCCTGCTGCTGTCGTACGTGGAGTGGGCGGAGAAGCTCGCCAAGGAGATGAAGGTGCCCCTCGCCGACGTCTTCGAGGCCGCCGCGGACGACATCGTGGCCGAGATCGGCGGCACCATCATCCCGCCGACCGACCCATGGGCGCTGGAGTACCTGAAGTCGCAACGCTTCCGTCTCGCCGAGGGCGTCAACTCGACGCTCGCGAAAGAGGTCAAGGCCGCCTTCATCGAGGTGTTCAAGGACGCGCCTTTCGACATCGCCACGCTGCAGGAGCACATCCGCAAGAAGCTCCCCGAGCTCCAGGGCGCCCTGCGCAAGGCCTTCCGCAACCGGGAGGCTCGCGCGTCGGCAATCGCCCGCACAGAAACAGGCCGAGCCTCCAACGGGGCGCGGTTTGAGCAAATGGACCGCGAAGGCGTCGAGCAACACCAGTGGGTGACGTCGGGGGATGCCTTCGTTCGCAAGAGCCCACCGAAAACGCACGATCATGTCGTGCTCGACGGCAGCGTGGTGAACCTGGGCGACTCGTTCAGGGACGCCTCCACTCTGCGTCACCCACACGACCCGGAAGGTCAGGCTGGCGACGTCATCAACTGTCGCTGCGTGACGGCTCCAGTGGTGAAGGACTAGACATGAACCTCCAGGAACGCGCGCAACGCATTCACTCCGGCCTCGCGGGCCCCGCCGACTTCGAGGGCCTCAGCCAGGACGACATCATTGCCATCAAGGGCGACCAGTCCGAGATGCACTTCCGATTCATCCCGTCCATTGCGGTCGTAGAGCGCGCGGCTGGGGAGGAAGAGGCTCGCCCGCAGTTCCGGCACGTCGCCTCGGATGAGTCGGTCGATGGAATGGGCGACATCATCTTGGTCGCCGGCTGGCAACTCGACCGCTTCCAGAAGAACCCGCAGCTTCTGTGGGCGCATGATCAGCGAGGCCTACCCATCGGCCAGGTGGATCGCGTCTGGAAGGGCAGAGCTGACGGCACCAAGGCGCTCCTAACCGAGAGCCATCTCCACCCGGGCGATCTCAATCCGCAAGCGGTCTTGATCGAGCGCATGATCGAGGCTGGGGCTCTGCGCGGCGTTAGCGTGGCCTTCCTCCCGAAGGCCATGCACTACCCCAAGGACGAGGAAGAGCGCAAGGAGATCGGTCTGGGCGAGTGGGGCGCGCTCATCAAGGAGCAGGAGCTGATGGAGCTCTCCGTTGTGCCGATCCCCGCGAACGCCAACTCGCTGCAGCGCAAGTCTCTTGATGAGCGTGCCCAGCGCGTCTTCGAGAGCGCCAGGGATCAGGAGGTCGATCCTGAGCTGATCGAGCACGTCCGCGTGGCCCTCACGATGAGCGACGAGGAGCAGCAGGCCATCCGACGTCGGTACATCGTAGTGCCCGATGTCAAGGAGGCCGTGGCTCGGCTGGTGGACGCGGTGGAGGAGCCGGAGCTGGCCGCACACGGGTCGATCCCCGTCGGCGCGGACTTGGCCGCTGACGTCTTGGGTAACCAGGAGCATCTGGTTCTCCCCCTCACGTCGACCCTGGACCCCGTGGCATCCAAGACCATCGACGCCCTGGAGCGCGCCAGCAAGGCGCTGAACCGGGCGGCAGACAGAATCGAACGCCTCACCGAAGGCGCGGAGGTGGCGGCAGGGGGCGACGAGCCCACCGATGCCCCGACGACTCCCGACGGTGGTGAGGACTTCATGGCCGACGTCCTGGACGGATTGGCCGACGCACTCCAGTAAGTCCCATCTTCACTAATCCCATGGAAACAGACCCCACCGTCGCGGGAGAGCCGGACGGCCAGGAAAAGGCCAAGGCGATCCTGGAGCTCACAAACAAGCTCCAAGACATCATCAACACGCGCTTCGACGAGCGCGACAACGACACGGCCGAGAAGCTCGCGAGGCAGATCCGCGAGTCCCTCCCGGACGCCATCAAGGCCCTCGCCGAAGAGAATCCGGACTTCCGAGTCCCCGGCCTCGGGGAAGAGAAGGACAAGGAGTTCTCCTTCGCCAAGGCGGCCTACGCCATCGCCAACAAGAACTGGGCCAACGCTGGTTACGAGAAGGAGTGCTTTGACGAGATGGATGCGCGGTTCGGCAACCACGTCGCCCGCGCCAAGGCACTCAACACCGGCCACGTTGCCACCCCGGACGCCCACGAGGGCCAGTACCTGGTCCCCGAGCAGCACCTGAACGAGATCATCGACCTGCTCTACGCGGACTCGGTGGTCTTCCAGTCGGGCGCCCGCTCGATGCCTGGCCAGTTCGGAGAGATCACCATCCCGGTGCTGCTCTCCAGCGCGTCGGCCGCCTGGTACTACGAGGGCGTCTCCATCACGGAGAGCGAACCCTCGTTCGGGGAGCACACCATGCGCCCGCGCCAGCTGATGGCGATGGTCCGCGTGGGCAACATGCTGCTCACCAACTCGCGACCGACTGCTGAGCAGATCATCCGCGACAACCTGGCCGAGCAATTCCGTATCGCTCTCGACACGGCCGTCCTGGAGGGCAGTGGCGTTGGCGCAGAGCCGACCGGCCTCGTCAATGCGACGCCGCCCTTCACCGAAGAGGGGACCACGGCGTCGGTCACCATGACCGCTGGCTGGACCTACGCCAAGGCCATGGAGTTCATCACCGACCTCGCCAACGAGAACGCCCTGCGCGGCTCTCTTGGCTGGGTGATGAACCCGACCGAGTGGAGCCGCGCGATTCAGATGTCGTCCGGCACCTCCGGGGTGGACGTCAACCGCATCGTCGTCCAGGACGGCGCCGCGACCTCGCTGCTCGGCTACCCGCTGCGCACCACCACGATCCTGGCCCACAGCGGCGCCTCGTCTGGGGCCATGGACGACACGGTCATCTTCGGCGACTGGCGACAGGTTCGCGTCCCCTTCTGGAAGACTCTGGAAATGCGCGCCAGCGACGTCGCCGGCACCGCGTTCGCCCAGAACCAGACCCTGGTCCGCGGAATTCTCTACGCCGACGTCTCCTTCGATCACCTGCAGTCGTTCTCCATCGGCAGCACGCAGTACGTGATCTGATCAACCAAGGGCTCGCCCGCGGGCGGAGGCTCCCGCGGGCGGCCAACAACTCTCCAACCCACCGAAAGAACAGCCCATGGCGAAGCGCGAAACATCAATCGAGAACATGAAGGGCCCGTACCGCGTCAAGCGCGCGAAGGCTCTCCGATGGCCCAGGTGGCTGGCTGTGGCCCACTACGGGGTCGTGCGAGGCCAGGAGGGTTACGTGGTGGACCTGGACCTGCCATACGAGCAGATCCTGTGCCGCAACCAAGCTCAGGCCCTAGAGCCCGCCCCGGGCGCATCGCCCAGCCCTATCGAACACCGCCCAGCCCTGGTCTGGCTGCGCAACAACGGCTACATGGATCCGCGCGAGACCATGGGCAAGGTGCGCGTGAAGGACGCCGTGGCAGATCGCGAAAAGCTG